GCGAACTGGGCGACTCGGATATCATAGAACTTTAAGGAGGACACTACCATGTGGAGCGAAGGCATTATCACCTGCCCGATGACGGGTGACAAGTACAAATATTGGGTCAAGCATTATGAAGAAGGCAGCCAGTATGGAATTGACGGCGGCAAGGTGAGTAAACTTACTATCCGCAAACTGGACGAGTGTCGAGACCTTGTGAACTACGACCGTGGTTGGGATGTTGAACCCAACACCGATGAGGTCAAGGCGGTCTACGCCATCATTCTCAAAAAGTACAACTAAACTCGTAAACAATCGAGGACGCCCCGACAAGGGGCTGTCTCTCGTACAAATAGATTTCACAGGACTTCCGGACGGAGGTCTTTTTTATTGCCATGAAGGGAGGTTGCGCCGATGGGCGATTTCAAATACACACCTACAAAACTTATGTTGCCGACCAGTCGCTACGACGAGCGGCGAGCCGACTTTGCTGTGGGCTTTATACAAATGCTCCGGCATACTACCGGCGAATGGTTCGGCAAGCCGTTTCACCTTATGCCGTGGCAGGAGCAGATTGTTCGTGACATATTCGGTATCGTCGGCGAGGACGGATACAGGCAGTTTCGCACAGCATATGTCGAAGTTGGTAAGAAAAACGGTAAATCGGAACTTGCGGCGGCCATAGCCCTCTACCTTCTGTTTGCCGACGGTGAAGCAGGAGCCGAAGTTTATTCCTGTGCCGCTGATATAAACCAAGCCTCCATCGTGTTCAACACGGCAAAGGCTATGGTTGAGCAGTGTAAAGACCTTGCAGCAATATCAAAACTGTTACCGTCCACAAAACGGATTACATTTCCGCACACAAACAGCTTTTATCGTGTACTGTCGAGCGAGACAAAGTCCAAGCAGGGGTTCAATGTCTCCGGACTTATCTTCGATGAGTTGTTTGCTCAGCAGACCAGAGAACTTTTCGATACGATGACCAAGTTCACGGGCGATGCCAGACGGCAGCCGCTTTACTTTCTGATCACCACGGCGGGCAGGGACAAAACGAGCATTTGCTATGAGATTCACTGCAAGGCGAAAGCCGTGATGGACGGCAGCAAAATCGACCCATCCTTTTACCCCGCTGTCTTCGGTATTGAAGACGGTGATGACTGGGAAGACGATAAAGTCTGGAGGCGTGTCAATCCAAGCATTGGCGTGACCATTCCCTATGAAACTGTGCAAGCCGCCTATGAACAGGCAAAGCAAAACCCGGCTGAGGAGATGCACTTTCGGCAGTTCCGTTTGAACGAATGGTGCAATGCTGACATCCGCTGGATGCCTATGGATAAATGGGACGCTCTCGGTGAAGAAATCGACTGGGATAACTACGAGGGGCGCGATTGCTACTGCGGACTTGACCTATCCTCCACAGGCGACTTGACGGCTCTTGTACTGGTGTTCCCGCCAATGTCAGGCGACACCAAATATACGGTGATGCCATTCTACTGGTTGCCGGAGGAAGTTATTGACCTTCGCACCCGCCGTGACCATGTCCCATATGAGGTGTGGAAAAAGATTGGCGTTTTCAGTACCACCGAAGGTAATGTCGTGGATTATGACTACATCGTGGCGTTCATCGGCAAGTTGTCCGAGCGGTTCAAGATACGGGAAATTGCCTATGACCGATACGGTGCCGAGAAAATCCGTCGCGACCTCGAGGAACTCGGTGCGGAACACGCCTTTGAAGTAGTCCCCTTCGGACAGGGTTTTGTAAGTATGTCGCCGCCAAGCAAGGACTTCTACCAGTTTGTGATGGAGGGCAAAATCCGCCATGGTCGGCATCCTGTCCTTGATTGGAATATGGGTAATGTCATCATCGACCAAGACGCAGCGGGCAACATCAAGCCTAATAAAAAGAAATCCACCGAGAAAATCGACGGTGTTGTGGCAATGATTATGGGCTTTGCCAGAGCGACAATCGGTGGCGGTATCCCTCAAGGCTCAGTTTACGATGAAAGGGGGCTGTTGTTTATATGAGTATATTTTCAAGACTATGGCGACCACACAGCCGCGATAAACCTCGGAACTCCGTGGGCGGCGGGTGGTCGTTTCTATTTGGCGGCGCCACAAGCGGCAAGGCTGTGAATGAGCGGACAGCGATGCAAACATCGGCGGTATATGCCTGTGTGCGCATCCTGTCCGAATCCATCGCAGGCTTGCCGCTCCACGTTTACCGCTATACAAGCGACGGCGGTAAAGAACGAACGGCTATGCATCCGCTTTACCGTATGCTCCATGACGAGCCAAACCGTGAGATGACCTCTTTCGTGTTTAGGGAAACGCTTATGGCTCACCTGCTTTTGTGGGGCAACGCCTACGCGCAGATTATCCGTGACGGGCGCGGCTACCCAGTGGCGCTCTATCCAATGCTACCTGACCGTATGAGCGTAGACCGTGATTCGAAAGGCGAACTGGTCTACACCTACCAAAGCGACAAAGGTCAGGTCAAGCTACGAAAAGAGAGCGTCCTGCATATCCCCGGCTTGGGCTTCGACGGACTTATAGGGTATTCGCCCATTGCGATGGCAAAGAACGCTGTCGGTCTTGCCCTTGCTACAGAGGACTATGGAGCTGCGTTTTTCGCCAACGGCGCAAACCCCGGCGGTGTATTGGAACACCCCGGTGTAATTAAACCGGAGCAAGCTGACAGGCTTCGTGAAAGCTGGGCGACGCAATTTGGCGGTGCGAATGCTCACAAGGTGGCTGTGCTTGAAGAGGGCTTGAAGTTTCACCAAATAAGCATACCGCCCGAACAGGCACAGTTTTTAGAGACACGGAAGTTTCAGATAAACGAAATCGCTCGTATTTTCCGAGTGCCGCCCCACATGGTGGGCGACCTTGAAAAGAGCAGCTTTTCCAATATCGAGCAGCAATCCTTGGAATTTGTGAAATACACCCTCGATCCTTGGGTGGTCAGGTGGGAGCAGAGTTTACAGCAATCCCTCATCCTACCCTCCGAAAAATCGGCGGTGTTCATCAGGTTCAATTTAGACGGATTGATGCGCGGCGATTATCAGAGCCGTATGCAGGGCTACAGCGTGGGCATTCAAAACGGCTTTTACAGCGTCAATGACGTGAGGGGTTTGGAAGATCTGAACCTTCTGCCCGATTCCGAGGGCGGCAACATCCACGTCTTAAACGGCAATATGGTCAAACTCGCCGACGTGGGTGCGGCCTATAAATCAAACGAAGAGGAGGAAACACCGTGAAAAGCAAGCTAAAGAAATTTTGGGACTGGGCGCGCGACGAGACCACCGGCGAGCGAGTCCTCTACTTCGACGGGGAAATCTCGGAGGAGACTTGGTGGGGCGACGAAGTGACGCCTAAAATGTTCCGCGATGAGTTGTTCAAAGATACTGGCAACATCACCATTTGGCTGAACTCACCGGGCGGAGACTGCGTGGCGGCAAGCCAAATCTACGCCATGCTGATGGACTATCCGCACAGCGTTACGGTCAAGATTGATGGCATCGCAGCTTCGGCGGCAAGCGTCATCGCTATGGCGGGAACAAAGGTGCTTATGGCTCCCACCGCTCTCATGATGATTCATAACCCGCTGACAATCGCCATCGGCGACAGCGAGGAAATGCGTAAAGCCATCGAAATGCTCGCCGAGGTCAAAGAAGCCATCGTCAACGCTTACCAAATCAAGACGAGCCAGTCAAGGGCAAAAATCAGCCACTTAATGGACGCGGAGACTTGGATGAACGCCAACAAGGCAATTGAAATGGGCTTCGCAGACGGCATCTTGGAGGATGCAAAGCGCAAGAACTCGGAGGATGTGACATTCGCCTTCTCAAGACGAGCGGTTACAAACTCCCTGCTTGGTAAGGTAATGCCCAAAACACAGCAAAACCCAAAAACTGAACCCGAAACGCCGAAAGGCGTGGACGCTGAGTCGCTGAAGAAGCGGCTCAATTTGATTATCCACTAAATTTATGGAGGTAATGACAATGAGTACAATCCTTGAACTGCGCGAGAAGCGCAACAAAATCTGGAACACCGCTAAGGAGTTCCTCGACCAGAAGCGTGGTGCGGACGGCATGGTTCCGCCTGAAGCCGCAGCCGAATACGACAAGATGGAATCCGATATGGTTTCCCTCGGCAAGGAAATAGAGAGGTTGGAACGCCAGCAGGCGTATGATCTCGAAATGGCGAAGCCGACTACAAGTCCTATCGCCAATGCACCAACCAAACCTGCTGAAGCTAAAATTGGCAGGGCTTCCGACGAATACAAAGCGGACTTCGGTAAAATTCTGCGTGGTAAGCAGCCCATCAACAATGTCCTTAGCACCTCGCCCGATACCGACGGCGGCTATCTTGTGCCACTTGAGTTCGAACGTCAGATTGTGACCAGCTTGGAGGAAGCAAACATTATCCGCTCCATCGCTAAAACCATCACAACCTCGGCGGAGCGTAAAATCCCTGTTGCGGCAACGCACAGCACCGCCCAGTGGACTGCGGAGAATGGCTCCTACACCGAGAGCAACCCGACCTTCGACCAGAAGACCATCGACGCTTTCAAGCTGACCGATCTTGTGAAAGTCAGTCTTGAACTCCTGCAGGATTCGATGTTTGACTTGGAGTCCTATATTGCCGCAGAGTTTGCAAGGGCATTCGGAGTAGCTGAGGAGCAGGCTTTCTGCGTCGGCACCGGCACGGGTCAACCTACAGGTATTTTCACTGCAAACGGCGGTCATGTCGGTGTGACGGCAGGTTCTGCCACAGCAATTACCGTAGACAACCTCATCGACCTAATTTATTCCCTTAAATCCCCATACCGCAGGAATGCGGCCTTCCTCATGCAGGATGTGACGATTTCTGCCCTTCGCAAACTGAAGGACGGCAACGGCGTGTATGTGTGGCAGCCGTCGGTTCAGGCCGGTCTGCCTGACAGATTGCTCGGCTACCCGATTTACACCAGCCCCTATGTGCCTGCGGCAACGGCCTCATCTCTGCCGATTGCCTTTGGTGATTTCAGCAACTACTGGATTGCCGACCGTATGGGCAGAACGGTTCAGCGCCTGAATGAACTCTATGCCGGAAACGGTCAGGTTGGCTTTATCGCTACCGAGCGTGTTGACGGCAAGGTAATCCTGTCCGAGGGCATTCAACTTCTCAAGATGGGTTCGTAAAGGAGGACGTAATATATGGCTGATAACACTTACAGCACAAAAAACTACCAAGAACAAGGCGGCGAAAAGTGGGTAATCGGCGGGACTTTGGAAGTCCTGCCGACCGCCACTGTCACTGGTCTTCCCTCTGACCCGCTGCAAGTGGCGACCAACGCTACACTCGGTGGGATAAAAGCC